TGCCGATGTAACCATTATTCAGCGAGTGCCATTTGCTTTCCATAGGCCGATCAATTCAAAATTAAATATCTGGTGGGTACATGATATTGGGCTGATGCGGTTTTCTATGGCTGTTCAAAAAAACCTCATTAATGTTGACCAGATATTTACTGTTTCAGAGTTTCACAAAAACCAATATTCTAAAGTATTCGACATACCGAAGGAAATTATTACAGCTACCTACAATGGGGTTGATTATACGTATCCTAAGCAGCTATTGGAGCGTGACCCATTGAGGCAATTAAATTCCCTGGTATTTGCATCCAGGCCTGAGCGAGGGTTAGAAAACCTGGTGGGGGCAAATGGCATAATGGAAAGTCTACCGGACTGTCATTTGTACGTGTGCGGGTATGACAATACTGTACCTCAGATGAGGGGATATTACAGGTTTTTATATGGGCGCTGTGAGGATCTGCCCAACGTCACTAATTTGGGGGCACTCGGCAAAAAGGAGCTGTATCGCTTGCTGGCAAAGTCAATGCTGTGTGTCTACCCAACTACGTTTGAGGATACCAGCAATATGATGCTGCTTGAATCCAATGCGGTAGGGACTCCGTTTATTGGTCCGGCTGATCATGCAGCATTACCGGAGACCGGGCGTGATGCCGGTGTTAGGTTTATACCCCTTAAAAACGGTAAGATCCACAAGCAGGCATTTATCAAGGGTATTAAAGAATGTCTTGAAAAAGCTGCATGGGATAGACTTCATTCCAAGGCACTCCGCAAGGAACAAACATGGAAAGCGGCTGCCCTGCAATGGGACCAGGTTTTTAATGACCTGCTGGCTTATAAGTCTCGTGACAGGACACGGCTCTATAAACATCTTGAGCGTAATAGTGACATTGTGGCCATTAACCATGATGTAGGCGGGGCCGATATCGGAAACATCCTCCCCGATTTTTGGAATAACTACAAGTTTTTGTTTAACGGTGATTTTAAAGGTCACTATGACGCAATTTATGAATGCGAAGAAGGCCGAGGGGTGAAATATGGGCCAGAAAATCTATCAGGACAACCGAGGTTTGAACAGACGGCCAGGTTAATTAATGAGATGAAACCAAAATCCATCCTAGATTATGGATGCGCTCACGGTCATTACGTAATGAACCTTTTAATGCGTTACCCTAAAATACGTTATTTTGGGGTTGATATAAACGAAAGAAATATTAAGGCTGCGGAAAAATGGATTTCGGAGGTCATTAAAAATAATCCTAATTATGTTCCTAAGACGGCTGGCGCTACTTTTTTTTGCACGACAAGTGAAAATCTTGAATTGCCTAATACGGTTGACGTTATTATGCTTGAGGAAGTTCTTGAACATGCGCTTAACCCTGCGGAACTTGTAGAGCAGTTATCGAAATGCTTGGCCCCCGGTGGTCACTTTTTAATATCTGTTCCTTATGGCCCCTGGGAAGCCTTGAGCTACAAAAAGCACCCTGAATTTCGTGCTCATATACACCATATTGAGCGTGACGACCTTTATGATATGTTTCGAGGGCAAGACGGTTTTAAGCTGATGGCATTGCCGGTGCGAGATAGTTTCAATGCTACAAATCGTCATGAGTTCGGCCACTACGTTATCACATTTAAATACAACCCTAATATTCCTATAGGTGATATCGATTACACCCGTAAGCTAAAGCAGCAATCACCGAGAGAAACGGTGTCGGTGTGCATGATTGCCAAAGACGAAGAGCATACCATCGGTAAAACCCTGGAAGCAGTTATCGATATAGCTGATGAAATTATAGTCGGACTTGATGGGACCACCACGGATGGCACTGTCAATGTTATAAACCGGATATCAGAATCAGCAACTATAATCCCCATAAAATCACCTATTGAGACCGGGTTTAGTGCAGCCAGGCAAGTAACTGTTGATGCGGCTACTATGGACTGGATATTCTGGATTGACTGTGACGAGACCCTTGAGCAAGCCGAAAACTTATCCAAGTACCTGCGCCATAATTGTATGGACGGATACGGGATTAAGCAGCATCACTATGCAGTCGAACCGGCGGAACTATTTAAGACAGACTTTCCTTGCCGGTTATTCCGTAACCACCGAGGCATGAAATTCTATGGTTTTGTCCATGAACACCCTGAAAAAGAAATGAATAAAGGCCCGGGTAAAACTCATTTGATTGAGGACGTAGCTATAATGCATACCGGCTACCCTACTGAGCTGGTACGCAGAAATCGATTTGAACGTAATTTTCCATTGATGCAGAAGGACCGGGAGCTCAACCCTGACAGGAACTTAGGCAAGTTTCTATGGGTGCGGGACCTGGCTCATTTCGCACGGTATCACATGGAGCAAAACGGCGGGGTTATGACACCGGAAGTTGAGGACGCAGCGGGTCAGGGAATTAAAATGTGGCGTGAGCTGCTTGACATTGGAGACATACGGCTAATAGCACAGAGTATACCATTCTATTCGGAATGCGTTTATCGGCTGATGGACGGCAATGGGATTGACTACACACTGTCTATTAATGCGGGTAAGGCCGGGACTACCTTTGCTTTGCCGGAAGGTGGGATAAATGGCCTATTTGCCAGTGTCGAGGATATTAAAAGGCTTACTGAGATCATTACAGACAAATCAATCGAGAATTACGGCAACAAATATTTTTAAGGATCGCTATGTATACCACATTTTCAGATTGTTCGGTAAGGTATCCGATACTCAGCAAATGGAATCCATCGAGTGTATCAGCGGTCAATTCAGACTTGATCTATTATGCTGAGAAGGAAATTGACGGACGGCTGGCAAGCCATTTCACGGTTCCGTTTTCGGATACCCCTCCAACGGTATCGGACTTATCCATTGATTACGTATATCTTAAAATGTTGAGATCCAGAGATCTTGAGAAGGCCGTTGAGTTCGAGAAGGTATTTGAGGCCAGGATTAAACGGCTGAAAGAAGGTGAGGAGTACATTTTTACCGGATCTGGAACAACGATAACACCGGCAGCGCCTGGTGTCACGGTCTGGTCGAATACAAAGGACTATTACCCTGTTCACTCGATATTGGATGCCGATTTGTCGAGCTTTGACCCTGACATGATAGATGATGAAGAGGACTTGAGGGACGATTAATGAGCCTGGAATTTAAAATAAAGGGTATCAATACTCTTGCCAAGAATATGTTAAATATCAGCAAGAAACTGAAAAACCAACGGGCAACGAATAAGAAAGCTGTTATATTAATCGACAAATGGATACAAAAGAACTTTCAGCAAGAGGGCCGGATGGCTGATCCTGGTGGATGGGAATCATTGGCACCAGCCACAATCAAAGCGAGGAGAACAGGCAAAAAAAAGAGTAAGGGAACGAAGATTTTGCAGGATAGAGGATGGCTAAGATCAAAATGGGACCACCGTGCCACTCAGCGTATGGCAATGGTTAAATCAGCAGTAAAATATGGAATGCCCCATCATGAAGGCAGCGGCCATTTACCGGAAAGGCCCATAATCCCAACAAAGGAACAAATGATGCCGCAGCTTTTAAAGCTGTTTAAAAAGCATGTCAAAACGAGTCTACAATGATAAACTTCTCTGACATAACGCAGGCCATTGAAACATTATTGACGGATAACCTAACTGGCTATGATATAACCCGTAATGATGAGCGTAACGAGGATTATAACAGGCCGGCAAATGCCGTGGCCTGGGTTGGTATCTATCGGGGCTCAGTAGACTATGAATCCTATGCGGTCGGGAGTGTGCCCTGGCTTGCTTCGGTTGATACAGTCGTTGAGATCCAGGTGGCCAGCATGATAAGCGGCGCTGATGCCGAGAATAAGTTGCAAGATGCTGAAGAAGAAGTAATGGACATATTAACCGCTAATAAAAAATTGAGCGACACGGTAAATATGACGAATGGCTATTCAGTAGAATATGAATATAATGCTGATACCGACATAGGCGTCTGGTTACAAGCATCTATAATTACGATACACTCAGAAGTGAGACAGTAAAAATCAGGAGGTAGAAAAATGGCTTATGGTCAAGATGGACATTTCGGGATTTGTTTCCAGGAAAGCATGGGAACCAGTTTCGTTGACAGTATGGAATTTACCGGGTTTGTATCTGAAACCATGACACAAACAATCGAAGAGCTTGTAAGCGAAAGCCTATCATCCAGGTACGAAGAGCCGGACGATTATGGTGGTATGCGAGAGATTGCCGGTGATATCGTTGGGGAGGTTCACCCAATATCTTTTGGTAAGATTTTAAAGGGCTGGTGTGGGCAGGAAGAGGTGTCATATACAGAGAGTTGCTACAATCATTTATTTGTGCCACGCACAAGCGATTGGACAGAGGAAAAAGCAGCCCTTCCTCCAATGACCATTGAGGTATACCGTGACACCGGGTCCGCGTATCTGTATTATGACACGATGGTTGACGCTCTAAACATCGAGATATCCCAAGGCGCATTAATCAAATACACTGCGAGCTTTAAGGGTTCTCAATTCGACTGGTCGGCAAAACAGACAGCCGCATATGATCCAGGCAGCTTTTTTGCTTGGGATATTGTGTCAATCTCGCTTGCTGGAAATGCCATGGACGAATTTTCCAGCCTATCAATGAATTTTTCAAATAATCTTGCAGGCAAGGCATACCTTGACGGCAATAAGTATGCCAGCCGGATTTTGCGGGATGGCTTCCGCCTCGGCGAAATATCGGGTACGCTGTTACTGTCCGGTGACACTGAGGCCAGGAACTTTAAGAACCGCACCAAACAGCGGTTACTTGTTACCATCACAGATCCCACCACGGTTATGAACCACCATAACCAGTTAATAATTGATATCCCGCAAATGGTGTATACCGAGTTCCCGGCGAATATTTCCGGCGCTGGCCTGGTGGAGGTATCATTTTCAGCCAAAGCGAAATATGACTCAACGTCAAACTACGCAATGCAGTTTACTTTAACCAACACCCAAGAAGCCTATTAAGAGGGGGAATGATGGATGTTTTAATCGGATGGAAAGGAGTTGAATACGAGTTCGGCGGTAACAAGGTATCGGTTGAAATTAGGCAATTGAAGGTCCCGGACATGGTGGCTTTGTTGCCTTGCATGATGGACTCACCTCCAATCAAAAAAAAACCGTCACCAGATGACCTGAGACGCGCGGCGGAGTATTCGCTAAAAATTCAGGAAGTGGCGAGCGGGTTCTTGTCAGATTCAGTCCGTAATATTACAGGGTTGACAATCAACGGCAAGCCAATAAAAAGCGCAACGGTCTTATGTGAGGAGGTAATTTTTTCAAACTTAGTTGTTGAAATTGTGGGTGATCTTATAAAAATCAGCACATTAACGAAAGAAAAAACTGTAAATTTAGACGAGCCTGTCACTTCATAGAAACCAATCCAGACCGAGTGACAGGCGAAATAGCAGGAGTGTTAATCATATCATGGTTACGACTGTTCGGTTATTGTTATGAGTGGCAATGGGACGGCGCCTTTATGAATTCCAGGCAAAAAGGCAAAAGTATCCGATCCGGGTTTTATACCCGGCGAGCGTGGCCGGATGGAAAGTCAATGCTGGATCAATTTAATATTGTAGTTGAGATATTCACCGTTATCTTAGATGAGAAAAACCAGATGGTAGCTAAAAGGGTTAGGTAATGGCCGAGAAATTAACAGTAATCATCGGGGCAAAAGACGAATTTTCAAAAACGTTCGGAAAGTTAAAGGGTTCTTTGCCGAGTTTAAAGACGGCTGCAATTGCCAGCGGTGCTGCAATTGCAGGGCTTGGGACAGCTATATTTGCAATGACAAAAAGTACGGCCGCGGCTTATGATAATATCGGAAAATTTGCCGGTAGGATAGGTATCACATCCGAGGCTTTGAGCAAATATCATCATGTCGCCGAGTTGTCCGGCATAACAACAAAAAGCTTGAATGTCGGTTTTCAGCGTATGACCAGGCGTATCGCTGAGGCAAATAAAGGGGTAGGGGTCGCGGTAGGTGCGCTGGATGATTTAGGTATCAGTATTGAATCTATCGCCGGGTTAAGCCCTGATCAGCAATTTGAAAAAATAGCTGAGGCATTATCGGGTGTAAGTGATCAGGGCGAGAAAGTCCGGCTTGCCATGCAGTTTTGGGATACTGAAGGCGTAGGCTTGTTACAAACATTATCCGGTGGTACTGAAGGCTTACGGGCTATGAAGGAAGAGGCCGAAAAATTTGGCCTTGTGGTATCTTCGACGGCGGCTAAGAATGCGGCTGAGTTCAACGATTCGTTAACCCGGCTAACTGGATCTTTCAAAGGGCTTAAAAATTATATAGCAGAACAATTTATGCCGATCATAACAGCCATGATCAACCGTTGGACCGAATTTTCTGTTGGAAATAGAGACAAGATAATCGGGTTCGGGGTTACAACCATAAAAGTCCTCGCCAAGATTGCTGAAGTAACCGCTTATAGTGTGGCCCTAATGGTTGATGCATGGCGCGGCTTAAAGATGACTTGGGAAATTCTTAAAATAGCGTTTGCGGAGTTTAGCCGGTTATTGCTTGAAGGCTTTAACTGGATCATAAAAAAGTATGCCTCTGTTATGGAGGCCCTTAATTTCAAGGGAATATTTGATGAGCCATTAAAAAGTGTCGAAAGCTTTATCGGTAAAAATCAAGAGGCTGTTAGTTCATTTGAGCAAATGGGGGAAACTGCATGGCGGAATTTAAACAATATCGCCGATGAGGGCCTGGCCATTGGTAAGGTTGAAAACTTTGTATCCGGAGTAAAAGACGCGATCGCTGAGATCCAGGCGGCGGGTGGCGAAGCCGCGTCCGGTATGCCTTCTTTGTCAATGCCGGGTATGGGTCCGGTTGAAGATACCGAGGGCGGCAGCATAAAACCGCCGGATACATCGGCACATGATTCGGCGCTGGCTGAACTGGCTGAATCCTATAACCAGTATCGCTTTACTGAGCTTGAGAGATTAAATCAGTGGTACTCACAACAGCAAGAAATGTTCATCGGCAACAAAGAGGCGATGGCGCAAACTGAGTTTGTATACAGCGCGAAAAAGCAAGAAATATTAGACCGTGAAAATTCCGACCTGATGATGGCCTATGAAAACCTGCAAATCATGCATGCAGAAGCAACACAGACCAGGCGTGAGCAATTAGAAGAGTGGTATGCCGAGCAGCTTGAAAAGTTCCAAGAGTTCAATGACGCAAAGGCCATGATTACGGAGTTATACAACCAGAAGGTGACAGAGCTTGACCAGGCCGAGTCAGATTCGGGGGATGCGAAACGAGAGAAGGCAAAAAAGGGACAGACACAATTTTTTGGGGATATGCAAACTATCAGCGCAGCATTTGGTAAAAAAGGTTTTAAAATGATGCAGGGCCTTTCCATTGCAGAGGCCACCATTAACGCTATAAAGGCATTTACCACAAACCTTGGGGCTTACCCTTACCCATTAGGGCCTATCCTGGCTGCGACAGCCCTGGCCGCTGGTATGGCACAGGTGGCGGCCATTGCGTCTCAGAAACCACCAGCGGCTCATGGTGGGCTAACCAATGTACCAGCGGAACAAACCTACCTCCTTGATAAAGATGAGCGTGTGTTGAGTCCTGGCCAGAATAAAGACCTGACCGAATTTATGGGACAGGGCGGCGGAGGTGGTGGCATTGGAGCAGTAACCGTCAATATTACATCGCCGAAACCAGTAGAGGATATGTCTGATACTGATTGGGACATCATGGTCGAGGAAAGTGTTATTCCATCATTAAGGCGGCTTGCAAATTGGGGGATCGAAGCATGAGCCTAACCTATAAGCTTTGGGACTCGTCTAGTAACTCAGTGACCCTGGTGCCGAATTGGGATCTTAAAGACCAAAAGGAAAAAATCTTTGATCGGAGTCGAGCAAAGACCGGGAGTCTGTTTCAATATGATCATGGGCATTTTAGAATAGTTTCGATGAAATTTGAGTTTACGGCCTCATCAGTGGCGAGTGTGGTCAATAGCTGGTGGGAGAATCAGCAGCTATGCCAGTTAGATATTTCATCAAACAGCGTAAGTGAGATAACCAGTGTCATGATAATTAACAAAGATACACCATTTTCAAAATTTACCAAACCGTATATTGATAAATTTTCCGGCAAGTTGGATCTGAGCACATATTAAAATGAATCCATCATTTTTCATAGGTACCGAAGTTGTCAGTGAGCAGGTTGGAATCCTGAGTGCTGACATGGAAGCCGATAATAACTGGTCATTATATGATCCATACACCCATGATGGCTCACATTACCTATCGACCCAACAGTACATGGAGGGCACCCATTCAAGGCGCGTAAAGGCTGATGGTTATGATGTGGGAATAATCAGCGATGCCTATGCGGTGGCCGCGGCTCAAAAATATTTATATTCTCTAAACATCTTCCCTTATATTGCCGGGTTTACTGGTGATGATTTTACCGGTGATAACGGTGATCCGCTGAATCCTGATTACTGGATACAAGATGACGACAATAATCCTGATTGGGATATCCAGAGCAACAAGGGGAACATGGTCCACAATGGGACGGCGAAAACGAATAATATCAACAGCCTTTGGGCTATGCGGGGCAATTTTGACATTCAAATTGATTGGATATTGAACGTTATCCCACCTGAAACTTTCGGCCTGTATTTCTATATGGGGGATGACATCGATGTCAATTTCATTAGAATCAATTTAGAAGGCAATTCGACCACACATCGCTATGAATCACGATATAAAATAAATGGGTCCAACAGTGCCGAGATACAAGCCGACACCACAGAAACATCAGGAAAGTTCCGCTTTATCCGTGCGGGAAACGTTTACACAACCTATCATCTATGGACTACAGGGACATACGAGGCATACGGGGTTTATATTAATGGCGGTTTTGCTTACCTGGCAAATGGTAGTCACGGCCTTTCCGTCTATTCGGTCGATGGCAGCGGGAATTTAATTTATCTTGATTCGGATGATCAGGGGGATGAGGCCCATAGCACGTGGCATGATGGAAATTTTCTATATCTCGCAAATTACGGTGGAGGTCTGCACAGCTATTCGGTAGACGGGAATGGGAATTTGACTCATATCGACTCGGATGATCCGGGCGGCAACGCTCGCGGCGTGTGGGGTGATGGAACCTTTATATATTTGGCAAGCGGGAATGGGTTACACACGTACACAGTGGACGGCAGCGGGAACCTGACACATGTAGACGATGATGATCCAGGCGGCTATGCCTATGGCGTGTGGGGAGATGGGACTTTTGTATATCTTGCCAATAGTGACGGCTTGCATAGCTATTCAGTGGATGGCAGCGGAAACCTGACACATATTGATTTTGACGCAAGAGACAAGGCTGTCCGTGGGGTTTATGGGGACGGTACTTTTTTATATGTTGCAAATGGTAGCAATGGAGCACTTACATATTCAGTCGATGGCAGCGGCAATTTGACGCATATTGACTCGGACGACCAGGGCGAAGAGGCCATTGGCGTTTGGACGGACGGCACCTTCATTTACGTAACTTATTTCGATGACGGCCTCCACACTTACTCAGTAGATGGCAGCGGGAATTTAACTCATATTGACTCGGATGATCAAGGCGGCTATGCTTATGGTGTTTATGGTGACGGTTCTTATATCTATGTCGGTAATGGCAATAACGGGGTTCACACCTATTCAGTGGACGGCAGCGGCAACTTGACATACACAGCGGGCACCATATGGATTCAATTCGGCCATATACCAACACTACCAGGCACCGATGGCAAGGATATTGTGATGAGGATTGGCTCGCACAATGCCATTAATGGTGATTTTGATTGTAGCATTGACAACCTGGTTATTAATTCGGGGGCTGTTGCCACTGCCGATTTTGTGAAAAAATATAATATCAGGCTATTAGACGGCGCTGGTGATCCATACGCATATAATGGCAATCATATATTAATCGGCAACGAGTGGAATAATATCAGCTTTGTCTTGATTGAAGGCCCGGGCGGGAGCGACGCGCAGGTAATTATATCGTATGCGGAGAGCAACGAGGGTATTTATTACGTAGACGATATTAGATACTATTCGATATCATCCGATATGGTGGAAATTTATCCTAACTGGAATTATCGTAGTAGTAAAAAGTTTCTTGGATCGAAGCATAGGGCAAAGACCGGTGAAATGTATCGCTATAAAACAGGCCAATACAAAGAGTTTGAATTTACAGCGGATTATGTGCCAGGGAGTAAGGCACTGAGAGTAAATGACTGGTGGCAAAGCTCTGCCACCATGCTATTTGCGATAAATTCAGCGGGTGCGGTCGAAATCAATACAGTAGCATTTGACAACAAAAAGAAACCATTTCATCAGATGAATAAACCTTATACTGAGTACTATAAGGGCAAAATTAGACTGAGTGGTGCCTGATGGCCTATGACGTATCATCCTGGTATATCGATCAGCTAAAACTAAAGGCTTCATCACCTGAGCGCAGGTTTACCATTGGGTCAAGCAATTATTCCGAGCGGGTAGTTAAGTGGCCGAGGTTCAGCCGACTTGCAAACCGGATACGGGCGAGTAAAACGACTATAACCCTTGCCAATGATGACGGATTATTTAACCAGTTTCACGAACGTTTATGGACCTTGCCGAATACTTGCACAATTGAAATAGGGTTCACTCATCCTGATTCAGATTATGAGTCAATATCTATTTTTTCGGGTGATATCAAGGAAGTGCGCTATCCCAAGAAATCATCTTGTCAACTACATTTAAGGGATAGGTTATGGAGTCTGACCGAGCAGAAAATAGGAACCTCTGAGGCACCAATTGAAATAAGCGATCAGATACCATCCGATATTGCGTGGACAATATGCACTTGTTATGGGCAGTTAGACAATACCCAAAGCGCAGCGAACCCTCATATTAATTGGGAATCATTTGAGGTGTGGGCAGAAAACTTTTCAACAGACAACGTTGAGATGGCTGCGAGATACAAAGGTGTTAAGGTAGCAAAGGCGCTTGATGACCTTGGGGTTATGACTGACTCGGCCATTTGGACGGAAGGCGACGGTAAGCTATATTTCCGGCGATACACAGAGCCAAATTCACTTGATTTTACACTTATCGCCGATCAGATCCTCGACGTTGAGATAACCGTTGATGGAATGAACCTGGTCAATAAAGCTTGGGTGTATGGTGACTATTCGGAGGAGTCCGACTATTGGGCCATTAATGTAGCACAGCAACAGACGACTTCCGTCAATACCTTTGGCCTACATGAAACGATATGGAATAGTAAGAATATTTGGTATGTAGACTCAGCATCATGTCAAAACATGGCGCAGAGAAAAGCCCTTGCAAACCAATATCCACCAAAACGGTTTAAGCTAAGTGCCACTATAACCGGCCTGCATAGACAACTCGGCGAAACCGTCCGTTTCGTCGATGAGTTTTATAATATCAATTCAGGCACCGGATGGCGATTTGACGAGATAAAGATTGACCTTGAAAAGTTCCGGGTCAACTACGGCATGAATGAAGCAAATGCCGGGGATGCTTTTTACCTTGATGTGGACTTTTTAGATGGGGATAAATTATTGCTATGATACTACAAACCATATATTGCAGTGTTAAGGATTGCCAAAACTGGCATGTTGAAACAGGTCCTAACCGGGGGTTTTCAGGATGGGGTCATATCGTAGGAATACACAATGATGAAACGGGGGAGGATGCCGCGCATCTATGCCCTGTTCATCTCAAGACAGTCAAGGAGATTTTGAACGATGGGCTGGACTGATCTAAGTGGGTCTTTCGGTTATGGGACAAAATTGACATCGGCGCAGATGCAGCAATTGAGGGATAACGTCATTGTGGCATTGCAGGGAGGCTCTTTTTTTTCTCAGAGTAATGAATTGACTATAAGCCTTATTGCTTGGACCACAGTTGCAACGTTCCCCTTTGTTTGCCCGGAGGGAAATAATGATGTCCGGCTGTACGGAATGCTGAAATGTTATGCAGCTACAACTCAGCTATGCAGGGCAAGGATAGGCGTCAATGGTAGCTATTCGGCCAGCTATGGTGAGCGAGAGGGTGACACCTATGCAGCGGTAGACTGCAATGTTCATGACATATCAGGTCTGACACCCGGCACACTTTACGAAGGTGAAATACAGCTATATAGTACGCAAACAAATCCGGTGTACATAAAAGAATTAATTGTCACGGCAGAATAAAACATTTCAAAGGAGGCAACGAAATGAAAAAATGTATTGTGCTATCGTTAATCAGTTTATTGTTTTTATTCCCACAAATGGTCGATGCAGGGGCAAGCCTAACGCTGCAAATCTCGTCTAATCCAGGTGATGACTCATTCACATCAGACACGGCTAAGATGGGTGGGCGTTTTGATCTGTCAATATCGAATGCATGGGTGGGTACGGTTACACTGCAACGTAGTTTCGATGGGACTAACTGGCTTGATATTGAAGAGTGGACAGCAAATACCGAGGCCGTTGTAGATGAGCCAAGTAAAAATGTTTATTATCGGATAGGCATGAAAAATGGTGATTATACAAGCGGAACTTGTGATATGAGGTTATTCAAATGAAAAAAGCAATCATAGCGATTCTATTTATTTTTTGTCTGGTAGGTATCGCACATGCTAAAACCTACCATTTGTTTTTTATCGCCAAGAAAAGTTCTTTTGTTGTCGATAAAATTACCTATCCTGGATGGCCGCTCGGAACCGATCCAGTTAGATATTTTATGGAGCCGGGCGGTGAACGTCCGGAGGGGTATCAAGTGACGGATGTCCGTATCTTATCTTCAGAAGGTATTGGCAAAGATGAAACTTTTCGTCTGTACGGTATCACAAGGGATGAATCGCTGTATTACGAGGCTCAAGACTATCCGGAATACGCCGGTGGCAGCAATACCACAACCGCAGCGGCATGGCTGGACCTTACAGTAAATTCGTACGAACAAAATGAGGCCCATGCATCACTTCCCGCTGGCACTGTTGCAAAAGAGACCCTAAGAGTGCGGTGGAAAGATGATAAGGGAGATTGGGTTGGTGGTAAAAATCTGAAGGATTGGAAGGCTGCTGGTAAACCATCAAAGGCAAAAACTACTAACCCTGGCTTGACGTTTTTTGGGGTTGATTGATTGGGGCATAAATGAAAAAAATATTTTTAATAGCACTTATTTTGTGCATGACGATCACCGTACATGCCGGGAATGTGACATTGAAGTGGGACCCATCGGATGACGCAACGGGATATAATATTTATTATGGCCTGGAATTTGATAATCTAAATCAGGTTGTGGATGCCGGTAATGTAACACAATACACAGTTACAGAGCTTAATTCGGGGGTCGTGTATTTCTTTCGTGCGAAAGCCTATAACGCTTCTGGGCTAGAATCTATATTTAGTTCAGGTGTTTATACCACTGTGCCTGTATCTCCAGTATCGCAAATTCATGTGGTGGAATAAGATGAAAAAACTACTATACATATGTTTAGCGTTCTGTGTTCTTGGGTCCCCCTGTTTCGCCGGGAAGGTTGTAGACATCAATATCAACCAGAATCATACTCTTGTTGATAAAAAAGGTGGTATGACTTCCGGCCAAACCAGTGCTGTATCAGCCAGAACCGCAACGAATCCACAAGGCATTCTGCAAACGTTTTGGGGTGATCGGGATCAGTTGATTGATACGAGTGCGCAGAATGATATTACTGATGGGTTTTGGGCGCGTACAAGGATTGGGAAAAGCACGGCACAGGCTATTGTTGCTGATACTACTAATAATTCTCATATTCTGAAGGCTCAGAACAAAGTAATTGGTGGAGAAACATATATATTCTCGGCTGATTTTAAACAGGGAGTGGTTAACAGTATAAGGATAATAATAAACACAACAGGGACAAAGCCATCAGCGTTTTTTAATTTGGCGGGAAGCGGTTTAGGAACAAACAGCGGATTTGTTATTCCAGAAGGGTCCCCTGAAACCCTTAGTGATGGCTGGTATAGATGTTCCGTTGCATTCACCGCCAGTGATAGTACAGATGATGTTTTTATTAATCCTTCAGATGGCGAAGATCGCATCTTCATCGGCCAAGACGATCCCGACAATCCAGAAACCCACATTCGCAACATCATGCTCGAAAAGCTTCCATCCGGGAACGTTATCGGAAGCGATCTGTTTGATCAGGAGAGTTTGGGGAGTGAGCTATACGACGTAGCCAATGCAGTTGGAGACAGCGGCGGTAATGAGGCCGATGCTACTACCGGTTGGACCGTGGCGGGGAGCTTAGACATTTACGAGTCGCAATCTGCTGTTAAATCTACCGGGTCATATGCTTTCCATCTTAATGCTAACGGTTCTCCTGCTGCGGGGGCTCGGCTTTGGGAGGATATTAGCGGGTTAGGACTCGTTGAGGGTACTGTATACCAGATGGCAATCGATGCCCGACATGTGGGCACGGGCGGCGATTGGGTAATTGCTTTTGGTGACACAAATTATTATTCGGACAATCCACTTGTAACCCTAACAAGCACAGACACATCGTTTACTACCTACACACGAGAGTTTATTTATGATGGCATAAACATACTTATTAATGCGCGAGAATTAAATGGAAGCGATGATGGAGGGGTATATTTAGACAATTTTATTATAAAAGAAATAACCGCCCCACACCTCGGCACCTACGACTGGCCGTATAGTGCAGGAGACGGCGGTGGGGACGATAGCGATGCTATTGACGATGATAATGATCGGACATTTGAAGATGGGAATATTGGGAATTGGACGCTGCATGATGACTCTACGGATTCAACCCTTACTTATGATAGCAATGATCTCGGTTATGGAGGAGTTGAACCTGGTGATCATAAGCAAGGTTTGATTACGGTTGATGAGACTACCGATCCCTGTACTTATGCTTATGGAAGGTTGTCAACAACAGAAATAGATGGGCTTTCTACAAATACTTTATTCAGAATATCGGTAAAAATAGCAGTGCCCGCTGCGAATAATTTAAAGAGTGTTAGGATTAAGCCAAGTGCTTTTTCAGATGATATTCCTGGCGCTGTGACCGAAACCCTTTCTGGAGATACTTGGACTGAGGTTGTTCTATATAACTACTTTGCTACTGACATTGTAGGCAATATAGATATAGGATTTGGTGGCAACCCTGCAGACGGCGACCTCCTATATTACGACGATGTCAGCATTCGGCCAGTGCAGACAAGTGGGGTACCCTACGGCACGAATAAAATGGAGATTGATGAAACAAACGGCAATATGCAAATCTCATATGTGGATGACGATCGGGGCGCTTATCTCGATATCTCAGATGCAACGGATTTCACAGACGATTCAATAGTCAACGTTTATTACATGGTCAATGTTGCGGATGCCTATTTTGAGACACTTGACGGGGATGCTCCCAAACTCGTAATAATGAACAATGCTGATGACACTGTGCTTGCTGAAGTTACCCTGACAACTTCCACAGCACCCTATGAGCTTGTATTCAGGGCTACGCATGCAACTGGAGATCATATTGAATTTGATAACATGTCAGGTTCTGAAATAGTCCACATCGGCGATATCACTATAAAGCGCATTCCAGACTTTGCCCTATTAGAGCCCTCAGATTTCGTCAACGATACATCTATCCCTGCTCAAGATGTGATCGGCCAGGTGGGTGATAGCGGGGTTGGAGCTATTATCAGCGGTGCCGGGGTTAATCTTTTGCCTTATAGTGAGGATTTTAGTCAGTGGACTACTTACCAAATGTGGGACTTCCTGACTCAAGATGGGCCGGACAATGAAAATAATTCGGCAACTTATTTGCTTGCTAATGCAGCTAACGCGACAATAAAATACACACTTTCTGAAACACTTGACGGTTCGGATTATACCTTTTCGGTCTGGATGAAAAGATTGGGAGGGACCGGCAACGTCGATTTGACAGAGGACAATGGTGGCTCGTGGACAACTAAAACGCTATCAACTTCCTGGGAAAGATTTGACATTACTGGAACCGAGACTGACCCGGTTGTGGGAATAAGGATTGTTGCGGACACGGATTCTGTGGCTATCTACGGCGCAAACATAACTCCAACGCCCTACCTGCTACCCTATATTCCATCCAACGGAAACCCGGTGGCCATGACCAGCATGGCCGCAGATGGAACCTATGGCGTACAGTTCACCCAATCAGAACTAATCAAGAGCGTTTACGGGACAGGCGCACCAGCGAATAGAGGAACTACAATCATTGAATGGGTGCCGCTGCAAGATTATGATGCGGTGGACACATCTTCAAGGGGCTTTTTTACAATAAAAGGGGCCAGTGGACCTTACACCCCTTTATATTTTTCTTCGGTTGAAGGGAGAATTGTCGCATCAGATGGGCTCTATTCTGTGTTACATTCCGGCCTTAACTGGTCTCGTAATGACCAAATGATTACAGTTTTACGCCATGACAGCGAAGAGGGGGAGAACGGATATTTGCACCTTGCTAATAGTAAGAACGGTGTATTTGACCTCTCAGTTAGTGCAACTGGATTCAATGATGCATTCACACCTGACGGTGTTACCTGGCTTTTGTGGGGTGATGAACTACCAAAGTTGATAAAAAGGATCATTGTATATGACGAAGTATTATCAGATGCCGATTTGTTGCTGTTAGTTTGGGATGCCAATAATTATAACTATACCAGCGGTTTAATACGGCCATTAATATACCCCGTGGTGAGTGATTTAATTTCAAGCTTTGAATCACCCGTGCTATCGGCTGAAACTGCTATGTTATGGAACGATGATAATGTAATGCTATGGAATAATGGGGAGGTAATGCTATGGAACGATTAATAAAAATTATTATAGTTTTATTATTTGCGACAGTATCCGCCACTTATGGTGCCGATGTATCGTTAGAGGACCAGAGTAAAAAGGTGGCTGTTGCAACAGATGAGGTACCGGTATCAACGCCTGGTGGCTCAGGTACAAGCGGTATGGAAACGTTGGCCGATATATTCTCATTGATTGAAATTACAGATTTAGCGGATATCACGGCAACTGCATTAGAAATAAATACCCCACTTGATGGTGCTACGGTTACTCTTGTAGAATTTCAACAATTACAAACCATTGGAGCAACTACTATTTCAGCCAACCAATGGGCAGCCCTCGGTGGTATTGCAGAAACGTTAGGTTCTTCCGAGTTGGATCTACTAGACGGTGAAACGGACATAGCAAGTCAGGGTGAACTCGACGCCGTGGCTGGCCTGGTAGATACCGATGATGAGATTATAGCTATTATTAATACTTCTCCCGGCACACAGATTGGAGTTCCCGCTGGTGGAGTTGGTGTTGGAACACTAAATGATGGTGGACTATTAGTTGGTGCTGGTACGGGAGCCGTTGAAGTGCTTGCTGATGGCCTCACAACGCAACTACTTATAGGTGGCGGCGCGGATACTAACCCGGCATGGGGTACGGACATACCAACGGCGGTCACGATAGGCGCAAAATATGTTTACCGTGCGGATGGGACTGATGTACCAGATGCAGATGTAGCCGATGACATTACGATAACAAGCATATCACAGGTAGGCGGCGGGACGGCGGGAGCCAACGCCTATGATTTTGGTGGGGCAACTTCGCTTGAGGTCCCCAATACAGCCGGTGATGTGGCGGTTGACGCTGCTGGAGAGATAGCGGTTGATAGCACGCAACGGCAGCTCGCATATTATGACGGTACTGTGGAAATCGCTATACCCTCAATCCAGATAATGCAGCCAACTTTTGATCCTGGCACCTGGTATGATTCAGATGCCGAGGTTTGGTTAATGGACTTGCACTCTGATAGATTTCCCGATGGTATAGTCATAACAAAATGGTATGTCGATTGCAATGTGGCCGATCCGGATGTCGAGATGGACTTGGATTTAAAATACGCTGATGCGGTGGCCGGGGGTGCTTTCCCTGGTGGGAGTCAAACGCTGATAGACGTAATGGATACCACAACCGGCAATGCTTCTGAGGACACGAATACCAACATGGCCGGAAACGGAGTGGTAGCAACAGGCAAGACAATTTACCTATCATTTGGGGCAGATCCGGAGGGAACCTGCACCCAGTTACATCTTAGAATACATTACTACATACCGGAAAGCTGATGAAAAAACTATTTATTATAGTTTTGATTTTGTTTTGGGCGGGCAATGCGCTTGCGACCACACAATATTATTATTTAAGGACAACAGGCGCGGGGGGAAACGCTAGCGACACGGGAACGTGGGAGGTGTTGCCGGATTCTGACGGGGACGCCATGTCTGCCAGTAATTTCAATGAGTCTGGAAACTGGAGTGCCACTGATAATGCAAGCAAGCTGGACTCTGACGATGTCGTGTATGTCAAAGGGTCATGGGGCGGTGGTTATGATTTGCACCCTGTGTCTGGCATCACGATTGATCTTTATGAGCCCGGTGATTATGACCCGGAGACGATGAGCCATTCCATTGAGCCGGTTTTTCATTCCACTATCTATGTTGAGGTGGATAATGTCACGATTCAAGATGGACGTTTTGACTTCGCAGCCCGCCACATTGTCGTTGCGGGTAATCATGAGTCAAAAGTCCGGTATAACAAGGTTTTGCGAAGCTACTTTAACTGTAGTCGAGAATATGGATGGGCAAGTGTTTATTGGGGCTTTGTTTGCGATTCGGAGTTAGGGTATAACCAGTTTGAGGGAATTCCTCATAGCGAATGTCAGCCAGAAATTAATCCTACTGCACCCACGGGAAAGGGGTTTGTCATAAATGCGGGATCTAGGAACAAAATCTATAACAACCACGTCAAGGGTGGATGGGTGGGGTTCTATTTTTCTGGAAGTCGTACATGGGATGACGACCGTTTTACTGTTGACTATCCTTCAAGGGACCACTATACCGCCGATCCTGATGCTAATTATGAAGATAATGAAGTCTCGTATAATTATGTCGAGAGAAGATGTCAGGAAGGGATCTCATATGATGTTTCAGGTTCACCAACCATCACCACAAACGTCTCAATTGTTGAGCGAGATACAATTGCATCAATAAGTGGAACGACTGTTACCTTAAATAATAGTGGGGGGGAGTGGACAGGTGTGGGCAATTTATACTCCGGCTATTATATGACAGCGATTCCAAATAGAGACGACACTTACGGCAACCATGCCTTAATAGAGTCTCATTCCGCAAACACCTTCACGCTGAAATCAGAAATATCCAATCTGGGAGTTGGTGATACGGTTGTCATCGGCATGGCTTTTCGCCACAACTGGATACACAATAATACATTTGGAGACGAGGGGTTTGCTGCCACATCCATTGTGCTGGAAGGTATGGCTCTTGAGAATTTGGTGGAAAACAATGTGCTGCCAAGATTAGACTGGACCGAGGGAATGGGAATATCAATCACTAGCTTGGATGGTTATGTGAACGCCTATGGCAATATTACGGATACCTTTGCAAGTGAACCCACAGCCTATAATATCGTCCGAAACAATACTTGCGGAGGTATTTGGAACCAGACCTACGATAAAGGCTATGGGCCATCAGAAGGCTTTATTACGCGCAACAATGCAATTTACGACAACGATGTATATACAGACGATTATTATCCACGATATGTTGCGTTGACGAATGCGAACGCCTATGTTTATAACAGCGGCAGCCTAAACCTTGGCACAAATGGAAGTTTGCGGGAGACCGATCCAACCCAACACGTAGTTGATTATTTTTATCCACGGCAAGCAATAATCATAATACACTGAGGCGAGTTATATGCTGGATATTGAGATTACCGAAGATAATATGCCTATCCATCTGGAGTATTTGATAAAAAAAATCGATACGATTGATCAAAAACTCGATAAAAACTATATCACCCGGTTTGAGTTCCAACCGATTCAGCGCCTAGTTTATGGCATGGTAATGCTAATTTTGGCAGGAGTTATAGCAGCGGTAGTAAAGGCGGTGTTATGATCGATAAACTGGCAACCGTTTTCCTGGGATTGGTTTTATTGGTAATGGTGGCGCATATAGTGTGTTACACAATCCCCTGGTACACGCAGGAGTTACCATATAAAATAGAAAAAAAAGAGATTCGCGCCCGGTGAGGAAATGGAGCTCAGCTTTAACCGTCGAGCCCTAATAGACCTGAATGCAGATGTCATACTCGAATTAATCAGATACCGGGGAGACGCCGAAGAAGAGATATATAAAATATCAAAAAGAATTGACATGAGTAAAGGCAAGAAAAAAATTGTAGTTTATTACAAACTTCCTGAGATAGATGCCTGCCCTCAGATTGCAAAAAATGGAACACTGTACGCGTGGGAAGGGTCTCTATCGTATAAAATATTTGGTTGGATGGAAAAACAAGTGCATTTCAGAAGCGAAAAGTTTTATATCGATATAGAACAGTAGGACGCATGTCTGTACTACTATCCAAAAGGAGGTAATAAAATGGATCTGAAATGGTATCAATATTTTGGTGTTGGTGCGTTTGTGGCTGGCTGGTTTGCCAGGGCATTTGTGGACGGCAAAATCACAAAGGATGAGCAAAAAGAGTTGATTGTCGGTATTATCGAGTTGATTAATGTTGAGATCGACGTGGAGGATTAAACGATGAAGACACCTAATTTCGACGATAAAGATTTGGCTATTGCTGGTCTTGTCCTGCTTGGAATAATTGGCCTACTCGTAGGGTGGGCTATGGAGGCTGATACGGTCGCCATGTATTCATTTGTTACCGGGTTAGGTGTTGGAATCGCAGGGCTGGCAACGGGACGGAAAAAGCCGGACATTAAAGAATAATAGCCGGGCCAAGATCACCTATCCCCCTCTAGGTGGTCTTTCACGGGGGGTTAGGGAACTCATCCATCCTTAACCCCTCATTTTTAACACAAATTATCTATGACCGTTTAGTGACCTGTATAAAATAGCAAAAGCCTTTAAATGGTTTTTATTAAAATCAAATCAAGCTAATCCGAAACAAACCTTTATCCGGCGGCATTTTTAAGGCTGCCCCATTTCCCACCTGAGCCTTTTCGATTACAGGAGGCCGATCCCGACCAATGCTTTCACATTGGGTCCCGTTACCCTGTTTTTACCTTGAAAACTTAGGGTAAATAAAAGGAATTGTCACATTTTAACCCGTTTTATCAACATAGGTCCGGCTTGATCAGACGTGTTGGCCCTGGTCGCAAGGGCGGTTGGCTTCGGGTCAATAACGCACGAAAGCCCCAAGGATTTCTCCGAGGGGCTTCGCTTTGCAATATTGACTTCCGAAAGTCGCACGGCCAAGCGCGAGCAGGTATTCCCTGCACGGGTCAATTCTTTTTAACATTTTTGGCCGTTCAACTTTCATACAACCATGATAAAATCAAACGGCCTAAATGTCAACAACTTTTAAATTCATTCCATAATTATTTGTACCTTTGGGTATATCTATACCATCTTTTAATATTAGCCGGTTATTAGCGAATGGTTCATAATTTACTCTGTGGTGCCACCGTCCATATCGTTTCACAATCTTACAGATATCTGGATGTTTATCAACCAACTCTTTTGCAAATTCATATCGTTTATTGGTCTTTTCATAATAATCTGTCATCCCGCCTTTCATTTTTAAAGTAGGTTTTTTTTTGGCCAAAAATATATAAAATAAAATGGTACATCGCTTATTTTTTAATACTCGAATACATAGATCAGTATCATCATTATAAAAACATTCATTTCTAAGCGGGTTGCCCTTTTGATCTTTTGCAAAAGTATTAATTAACATATTTGAATAAATACGTTTATTTATAGAATATGCTTTGCTGCGTTCTTTTTTAGGAACAAAATAATCATATTCCATACCTGCAATATCTACATTCTTATATCTATCTACAAAATCTTCGATTATTTTTAGGAAAGTACCAGAAAGACAAGTCCATTTTTCATTATTATTTAATCTACAAAATTTTTTAATATTATCATCAAAAGTCCAAAAGCGTTCTGTTTTAAGACTTTCTGCATAATTCCATATCCAATTTCTTGTAACTGCTAAACCTTTGTTTTGGTGTGGTAATACAATAATATTTTCCGGATCAACTATTTCCGAATACTGTTTATATTCCTGACCTTCAATTACTATTTTGAATGGGACTCCTATTTTTTTAAAGGTATTTATTGTTAGGGGCTTTTCCCATCGTCCTTTGGTTGGGATAAATATTGGGTATTCAGGATTCATCAGTATTTAGTAATTTTTTGCTTAAAGTGTAATCAATTATTTGCTTTGGATGGTAAATATATCTTGCTTTTTTAGATATATCTTGCTTTATTTTTTCAGCAAAATCTAAAAAGTCCTGTTCTGTTTCAAGATATACTTTTAATACCCTATAAAATTTTTTATCCTCCTGATTAAATTCCGGCATTCCTTTCCAATCATCTTGCGGATCCCCATAGGTGCCCCAACTGAATAATTGGTCCATTTCGTTCTGATTAAACCCAGTAAGCTCAATATCAAACTCCCCGGTATCAATTTCAGCTATCAAGTCTTTTAATTTTGGGTAGTCCCACTCACCGGATGCCTTGTTTAGGACAACATTTAAAACGGCTTCAGCTTTTTCGGTTAGATCGACCACGGAGACCATACATTTTTTGTGGCCCATCTCTTTTAAAACTTTAAATCGCTGGTGGCCACCTACTATATTTCCGGTGGCCTGGTTCCATATAACAGGGTCCACAAGCCCAAACTCGGTTATTGAGCGTTTTATCGCCTGATATTCAGGGTCATCCGGTGTGAGATCTTTACGAGGGTTATATGCGGCTGGATTTAATTTGTCGATTGAAAGTTCTTTTATGTTCATGTAGGTATCCCGTTAAATAGTTAATTATCAATATCTTAGGGTCGCGGTTTACGAACTTCCAGAACGTTTTATATCCCCACTGATGGCGCTTAGGGATGTGGCAATGGACACAAAGAGGGATGGCATGACTATCAGGGATTAAGCTTTTATCGCCGCGGGCTTTATAACACATAAAGCTTTCATGGTGGGCTTCGATATTAAGAGAGCTACCACATGCAGCGCAATCCAATAACCGGATATACTTTAAATAACCGCGGCTTTTAAATACTGGTTGTTTATAATAACTGGTTATCATATCGCACCAGGTATCAGACATAAAAAACCCTGAGTGATGCAATGCCTATACCGGCACCCGAATCCTTTCATAATCAAGTGGTAAAAGGGTATCGGCACTCAGGGTAAGTGGATGTTTATCATATGGTATAGATTGCATGTTAAAAGCATATTTTATGGATTGCTATTTGTCAAGCACAAAAAAGCCCGGCCAAATTAATGACCGGGCTTATTTCGTGTACTGGCTGTTTTATGAGTCAATCAAATGCATTGTAGCTGTATTCCAACGCTCAATTGCCTGGTCGCTAAGTGACTTTGGGGTATCGGTAAACCCCAAGTATTGCCGGGCGGCTTCGATTTCTTCCGGGAACGCATTGCGTAACCATTTGTTATACGCTCTGACATCGCCCTTATCAGGTTCATTTTGCAAATCGGCATTATTCCCCTCTTCCGGGTCATAAAACGTCTCAGTTTCGATATGGCCTGTATCCTCACCGTTGTTTTGGCCACCTGTGGTTGGAAAAATATCGCCTGGATAAAAACGGTTCCATTTTTCCAGAACCGCTTCCTGCAATGCTTTGGGTTCACCTGACATCATGTTTATGTGCTTCCAGATATAAGTGGAAAAACCAGCCCTCCTGATTTTCGACCAATTTTTAGGATTCCACTCTTCACTGTTAAATGGGATGTCCATACTACCGAATTTGCCCCGTTTTGGCTTTTCTGATAATGGTGGTCCGGTTTCGGCTGGCTTATCTTCAACCGGATTGCTTTTCAGCCAAACCGTCATAATCTCGAACTCTCGTTTTGGATCCTTGTTGATAGCATCCATAATATCAACTTTAAACGCCCCGGTCGCTTTGGCCATGTGATCAACGAATGCTTTGGCACCCATCAAGTCAAAATTAATGGATTTACACAGCGCAAAAAACGTATCAGTGATAACCTGCTCATCCATTTGCGTTCTTATGGGTCCGGCAGCGACATGATCGGCCGATTTTTGAATTTTTTCCGCACTCTTATCCGGTGGATCAATCTTATCATCCGTCGTGGTTTCACCGTTAACGCTATGGTCAATGATATCATGTTCAATGATGGGCTTATCCTGTTTCTTTTCGCCGTCCATTATACGCTGTTTAACGGATGATTGAACAGGCCCATCCATTTTGATATCTTCCAGTGACGGCATTTCTTCGGGTGAATACATGCCGGTTGACTCTTCACCCCATAACTTACGTAATAGCTGACACTCAGCCACTTTGTTAATCATGTCCGGCTGTTTTGCTGGCTGCCAAAATTTTGTTACCCTTCCATCCTTTGTTTTCTTGATATAGGGCTCAAGATTGATTGTGTGGCGCTTTGGCGTGTTCCATCCTTCAGGCTGCGCCTCTGCCCATCCGCCTACCAATATTTCATCCGGTAGTATTAAGCTGCCCTCACGGTATTCAATAGCGCCGTCTTTAGTCTGGATTATTATACCGTCCTTCCACCCCTTGCAATCGGTAGCTTTCCGGGCATTTTTGCGGAAATAGTCAACACTGGTCACGATCGCCGCAGCCTCACTACCGTACTTGATCAAGTAGCAATCTTTAATAAACGGATTGAGCTTTCTCGCTTTGCAAACGTGCATAAAGTACACGATTTCTTGTGCAGTAACTAACTCACGCTTGCCCTGTACCAAATAGTTCGTAACCATTGTGGGTGTCAGCCTAATATCGATACCGCCTTGTGACTTATATTCGACCAACATTTTATCATTTTGATTTTGCATTTTAAACTCCTTTCTTTTTAAAAGTTAAACTTCGATAATTTCATCCGCTGGATAGCATGACCACATATCAGCGGCCAGGCACGTTTCAAAATCTTCCAATAGTGGCCGAATTTGCATGTCTGCGTAATATAAGCCCTCCTGTATTTGGAATAAGTTAATACCATACGGTGGCACTTTCTCGATAGCTATTATGATAAAGGTATCATAATAATCATGTGATAAAGCATTTGCACCTCTTAGATACCACCACCCTTGCCAGTCATACTTAAATCGCCTTATACTTCGTGGAAAACCGATCTGGCTTGCATCGGTAGTTGTTTTTAGATCGTTAATCAATCCAAGTTCGGGTATTCGGATATCCGGTTTAATCGATCCAATCAAATCAAAATCTGGATCATTAAAAAAACCACTGACTTCTTTTATTGCATTGATATGAGTAATTATTTTATTAGCTAGCTCATTTTCCATCAAAACGTCACGCATGGCCGATAGGTGCTTGTAATCCTCCTGGCTTACAAGTATCGTTTCTGCTTTCGGCCCTAAAAGTTTCTCTTCAGCCAGTAATTTTGGGAATGACATCTTTTTTTCAACGGCTTTGACAGTGTGAGTACCCAACATGAAGGCGTGAAAAGCACTCCCAAAGTGCATCGCTGCCGTTGGGTCGGTCGGTGGTGCAGTCCGCATAGTGTGCCAGTGTGCAGGACTTCTCGCCATTTCTTTCAATCCTGAGCTGGTCATAACATAAGTGTATTCTAATGAATTGTGATACACCTCATCTGATATATTCTTCCATCCGGTTTGCAATATTAATCACCTCCTTTTAAAGTTTTTTGCATTAGGGCAAGTCGCCCAGTGTGGTATATGGACATCGATCAATAACCATTCAGGCGGCATGTATTCATTTATCTGATAAGCTTTTATAGGGCTTGCGTTAACCGGCATAAGCTTACCCTTTTTGGTTTTAATCCATAGTATATCAGCGCCACAACCCTTACATTTCGCTGGCATATTTAATCACCTCCCCTATTTAATTTTCGATAATAGTTTACCGGCTATTCTGCCAGCTATACGATTTTTAATACGCTGGCCGATTCTACCTTTCCGAATTGCATTAATATCACCCCATATCCGGGCGATAAGATAAAGTAGGGCTCTCATTTTTGCTTCCTTTGCATTTGTTTATCTATTATTTTTTTCTTTTTTGCTTGTATTGCTTGCATTGAAAGATTGCGTAGTAAGTTCACTACCATTAGTTCACAGGGCAAACATAGCCATGTGCCCTCACTGCCGATGGTGTATAAATTTTTCCATCTAACACGCGTATCTTGCCTACAGGCATAGCAGCGTCCTGGTTCATGGTCTTCTTTCACATTACCCCCTTAATACACCATGAAAAGTACCGCAAAAACCCATCCTAAGCCGAGTATGGCGATAAGCCCTATCACCATTTCCAGTGCGTCTTTAAACATTTTTTATCACCTCCTTGTTAGCAGTTTTAAATTCTTCAAATTCTTGCCTTACCTCCTTATAATACCTCCTTAATTCAAATCAAGTTTGCGCCGGTGTGTTTTAGTTAAGTTTTCCAACTCTTTCTCAAGCGGGAGCATGTCTTTACGGATGAGCTTTTTCATCGAGTCGTTATCTCTTATCTCGTCCGGGTCACGGTTTTTCAACACCGCCTGGGCTTTAATAACGAGCTTACTTAACTCTTCGTCATTAAATATATTTCGCTCTTTAAATTGTTGGAAAAAGTCGTAAAAATTGTTTACGGTTGAATTACGGAAAGTTTTTGTTTCGCCATTACTGGTGAATCTCTCAGTTATTTTAGCTATCATATCATGGAACGTGACACGCAGCGCACTGATTGAATCGGCTTTAATTTCCTCTAATGTTTCGCTCATCTTTTCAACCGCCTTTTGATACACATCCGGCGATAGTATCGCCATTTCTTCGGGCACACTTGACATGCTCAAAAACCGCCATTCAAAATAAAACTTGGATTTGATATCTTGGGGAAAGTCAAGTTCATTATATAATCCATCCAAATCATTAAAGCCACGTGCTATATCTTTAAACTCATCTAAATTTGCCAGTAAATAATCCCTGGCCTCCATCATTTCGGCTTTGATTATTTCAAGCCGTTCGTTGCACTTTTCGACCAATGTAAACGGGATTATCTTCAACCCCTTAACCGGGTGCTTTAACACCGGGCTACCCGGAGTGTCCGGATTTAAATAAGTAACCGCTTTATTATTGACTTTGCCGATTTTTTTAATTTCAGCCGGGTTAATAATCGATTTGTTTCCGGTCAACCACTCGGCAGCTTTCGGATTGTTTTGAACTAATTGGGTTAACCTTTCTTTAGACAATTTTTTCTTGGCTCGCCAATACCCGCTTGAAAATTGGATGATACAGCATTGGTCGAATCCGTTGGTTTGCTCGACTTGTGGCATTTTTTGTCTCCTTTGTTGGGTTAGTATTAACCGCAAATTGGTAAATGGCGTGATGTCTTGACTCCATTTCGTTCATAATAGGTCGGGGTAAGTTCTCGGCTGGTCTCCTTGCCGAGTAGTGTTTTGATTGCCTCGGTCTCCTTGATGCAAGCTTGTCCAGTGAATCCTTTTGTTTCAATTTTGATTTCGCCATCGTGCATGATGGTTACTATCATTTCCTTTAATGCTGGCATTTTTAATCCTCCTATATCGAGTAATTATATTCGTTATCAACAGCCTCTTCTACCCACGGGTATTTTTCCGGGTTATAGTAAACAATAGCATGTAATACCATTGACCGTAATTCATTCATTTCACGATAATTTTTCCTAAAAAAGTCCCAATCGACTATGGTTTTCAGTGATTCATTCAATGCTTTCAATTTGGGTAATGGTAATTCGGCTAATTCTTTTCCCCACTCACTTACGTATGGCATTTTAAATCCTCCTTTATAATAATTAATTATTACATCCTTATTCTTAATTCAACCGCGCCATTGTCGAGTTTGCTCTCCCGGTAAACCCGGTATCTATTCTTTTTAATTGCATTTTTTGTTGCGGCTAAAGCATATGGTTGAAGCAACTTCCTTGACTTGCCAGCAAGCCCTCCACTTCGCCACTCATCACAAAGTAACTCGTACCTATCACCCACTTTTAACACCCCAATTTCATAACGTGCGCCTGGAACTTTTATGGCATGGTCGCATGTCCCTAGCTGGTCGATGTCAACGCCATCAGGCAATGGTGCATCACCCACCCACCGGCCATACCACTTATAAGTGGTTTGGTTTTCGACAAACTCATATCCGGCTTCATTGCAAGCTGTTTTGAGTGCTTGCAAGTCCTTTACTTCAAGCTCAATTTTTGCTATGTGACTCATTATGCTACCTCCATTTTGTATGATTTAAATTTATTTTAGACTCTGAGCAAATAAATCAATGTACCGTTTGTATTCGGCTATTTGGTCTTTGCTATATTCGTTTTCTATTGCTATTTTATTACCCTTTTTCACCCAATCACTAATAGTCATTACACAACAACCGATGCCGATCATTTTTTTATCTATATTATGTAAATACACCGGGTGCTTTGACCCGATTATGTACGTTAGTCTTTTCTCAATAACCACCCCCTCATCAATACATGTTCCATCACCGAGCCTCACGTAATCACCGAGGCTCACGTCATCACCGAGGCTCACGCCATCACCGAGCCTCACATGATCACCGAGGCTCACGTAATCACCGAGGCTCACGCCATCACCGAGCCTCACATGATCACCGAGGCTCACGTAATCACCGAGGCTCACGTCATCACCGAGCCTCACGTAATCACCGAGGCTCACGCCACAACCGAGTCTCACGTCATCACCGAGTCTCACGTAATCACCGAGGCTCACGCCATCACCGACCCTCACGCCATCACCGAGTCTCACAAGATCACTGAGTCTCACGTAATCACCGAGGCTCACGCCATCACCGAGCCTCACGTAATCACCGAGGCTCACGCCACAACCGAGTCTCACGTCATCACCGAGCCTCACGTAATCACTGAAACTCACGCCATCACCGATCCAAATTTGGAAACCATCCGGTGCCCTATGGTATCCGTCTACAACCGGCCAACCCTTGTATTTATTTTTAATTTGAGACCATTTCATTTTGTAATCCTCCTTACTTTTTTAACATTAACAGTTTCGGCGTCATTTGCTCGACGCGCGCGGGCTTGTGCCCAATCTTGCAGCGCGTCAATTTCACGTCTCATGGTAACCGACAACGGTACGATTGACTCCAATGCTTCGTCCATACCATCGAACAATGAATCTTTTGCAAGTTGTTCTATTTCAGCGCCACTCCATCCCTTTAGCGCTTTGGCTGTTGTATTGGCTTCAATCTTTACGCCATACCGTATATTCATTATGTCGATGATTTCTTTACGTTCATCAATGTTTGGCAAGTCAACAAAAAACAAAACATCAAATCGGCCGGCGCGTAAAAATTCTGGTGGAAGCTGGCTGATATCATTTGCCGTTGCCATTAATATTGAGTTTGACTCTTTTTCCTGCATCCAGGTTAAAAAGTGTTCAAACATACCACTAGTTGAACCACCATCAGTTTGACCGCTCGACTTGATACCGGCGAAAGCTTTTTCGAGCTCGTCAATCCATATGACCGCATTTCCAAAAGCATCGGCGGTTTTAGTCGCTTTTCGGATATTGGCCTCACTCTGTCCGACCAGGGAGCCCTTTAGGGCACCGATATCCATCCTAATCAACGGCCAGTTTAAAATTGATGCTGCTGCTTTGCATGATAACGACTTTCCGGTACCTGGTATGCCGACCAATAAAATCGCTTTAGGT